CTACAGGGAATTATTTTATCTTCTCCAATAACACTGGGGGCAATAATTCCAACGCCCGCATCGCCTTCTACAGCATCGGCGGATCCCTCGATCTCGCCCTGCTCGACGCCCGCGTGACCGCTCTGATCAACGCCATCGCGGCGGCGATACCGTAACGCAGTCGTAGTGTCCCCGGAAAATGGGGGGTCGGGTTTTAATAACCAATAAATAATACATTTCGCCATAAAATGACCCCCCTCTGAAAAAGAATATTTAAATTCTTTACCTACAAGACAAGCACGATATAAAGAATGGCGTAGAACAAAAAGAACACCATGTCCCATAATTTCATGGTGTAGTGGCTGTAAAAATTATCTTCCAATTACTAATTTCACACTACTTGAACCATCAAGTATTCATGGTAAAAAGACAATTTTAAAAGAAAAACGCTGTTCTTTATGTTCAAATTGCGAGTCAATAAATCATAAACAACTATCGGATGTTGAACGACTTCTCTATTCGGCCAAAAAGCGGGCAAAGGAAAAAAATATCGATTTTAATCTTACATCGGATGATATTTCTATTCCAGAGTATTGTCCAGCCCTAGGCATAAAACTCCAATCGGTACAGGGAGTTACTGGATCTGACTATTCTCCTAGTCTTGATCGAATAGATAACTCAAAAGGATATGTTAAAGGTAACGTTGCCGTAATTTCTTTTAGGGCGAATACATTAAAAAATTCGGCCACGTCCGAGGAACTCAGAACCCATGGTCATAAAAACAGCACAAAAACCAATAAACAAAGAAAAGTTCCATTAAACGAAAGATCTAAACAGGTCCTAGAAGAAATGCGAACACTTGTTTTAGACTCCCCGGATGATTATATTTTCCCATGGAATCGCTACACCTTTCAGTCGTTTTTTAGGGACAAAATTGATGTTCTTTATAATGCTGGTTTGGTCAAAGAACGTTATCGACCTTATGATCTAAGACACGTAGCAATTTCTAGATGGTTAGAGGCCGGAATTCCAGTTACCCAGGCAGCCCAATGGGCCGGAAATACAAGTGAAGTAATTTGGAAATTTTATGCCGGTGTTACTCAAGATTTTGAGATGCCGGTTCTCTAGTTTTTAACATTATAAACTCCTAGGTCCACTGAAAAGTGGGCCTTTTTTAATGTCTAAGACCCATTATTTCTAAATAGCTAATAATACTATATTAAAAAATAATGGCGCATAGACCTGTTGGAAGTGGTTCATCTGTTGCAATTGCATCTGGGGCCGCATCAACCTCTTCTCCTTTTTCTGTTTATTCAGATACCCTAAGAGTTGTTGCGGTTTCTGCTGGGGTATTTGTAAAGATCGATTCAGAACCACTATCCACTTCTTCTGATTATTACGTCCCGGCCAATTCTTCTGCGACTCTTGCGTTATCTCCTGCATCACAAAGAGTAGCCGGAATTACAACCGGAGCAACAACAATCATTGATTTTCCAAGTGGAACCGGTTCTCCATTTGATCAAGGCGATTACGTTTCTCTCAATTGCCCTAATCAACCTTTTTATAATTTTACACATAAACAGGTATTATCAGTAAACAACACTGCAGATGTAAGTGGTTATTTTTCAACAAGAATAACCGTTAATAATAATTCATCCGGTATTGTAACTGCCTTTAGTGATTATGGCGATATGAGGAAGTCACTAAAAGTTGGAACTTTTGGTACTGGTGCAGGAACACTTTATTATCAACAAGTTCAAATTTCAGGAGACGCATAAAATGAAACTAATCATCGAAGAAGCCGAATCAGTAAAATACATTACTGAAAAAGTAAACGGTAAAAATGCCCTTTTTATTGAGGGTAATTTCCTTATGGGCAATAACCCCAATAGAAACAATAGGGTTTATCCAATGGAAATCCTAAGGGAGGCCGTAAAGACCTACACCGATAATTTTATTAATTCTAAACGATCTCTTGGTGAACTGAATCATAATTCAGTCCCAGGTGTCGATCTAACCAAAGTATCCCATATGATTACTTCCCTTAAAGAGAATGGTAATTATTTTTATGGTAAGGCCAGGATTCTTAATACCCCAATGGGTAAAATTGCCCAGGGTCTTATTGATGAGGGTGTTGTTCTTGGTGTTAGTTCACGGGCTCTGGGTAGTGTAAAACCCACTAACGAAGGGTATTCAGTCGTCGGTCCTGATCTCGTTATTAATTGTGTTGATATTGTCCATGATCCGTCTGTTGGTGCCGCCGCCTTTGTCAATGGCATTTATGAGGGCAAAGAGTGGATTTATGATTCCGCAAAGCAGGAATACGTTGCAATGAATATTAAAAACAAGATTGAACGTGATGTGGTTAGCAAAAGATTATCCGAAGAGCGGATGATTATGCATTTTGAGAATTACTTGAACATGCTTTGAGTATAAATAGATTATGAAAGTAAAACTTTTCTAAATAATAATAGAGTAATACACACTGTTAAGGAGACTTTTAAATGGCTCGCAAGCAACAACTAGATGAAATGGAAGCAAAGAACCCTCAGTCCAAGACTAAGGTTAATGCAAGTGCCAAACCTGGCGATCCAATGCCAAAGCTAACCACTGGTATTCCTGATGGTCAGACTGGTAGTTGGGAAGATCTTGGAGGTCCTACCCCAGAAAATGCCAAGCCCGATGACGATAGCGCAAAGCTAAAAGATCCGGCTGCAAACATTCAACGAGTAGCCAATATTATCCGTGGCCGTAAAGGTTCCCAGGAAGGTGATCAGACTACTCCTAAGATGAATCTTCCTGAAGAGGATGAGCAAGACGAAGACGATCTAGTAGTCGAAGATGCTTCTGAAGAAGATGAAGAAGTAGTAGTCGAAGACGAGTCTGAGGTTGAAGAAACCGAAGAAGACGAAGACGAGGAAGATTTCGACATCCAAGAAGACGTTGAGGCTCTTGTTGGTGGCGAAGATCTTTCTGAAGAGTTCAAAGAAAAGGCCAAGACCATCTTTGAGGCCGCTCTTCGCTCTAAGGTCTCCGAAATTAAAGAATCTCTTGAAGAGCAGTATAACGCGGCTCTCCAAGAAGAAGTTCAGGCCATTGCCGAAGAACTTCAAGAACGTGCTGATTCCTACCTTGAATATGTTGCAGAAGAGTGGATGCATGAGAATCAGCTCGCCGTCACTCGCGGTATTAAGGAAGAACTCACTGAGAGCTTCCTTGTAAATCTCAAGGGACTTTTTGAACAACATTATGTATCAATGCCAGATGAAAAATACGATGTCCTTGAGAATATGGTGAAAAAACTAGATGAAATGGAAGATAAACTCAACGAGCAACTTGACAAGAATATCCAACTAAACAAGCGTCTCTGTGAGGCGGTTGCCGAAGGTATTTTTGACGATGTAGCTGATGGCCTAGCCGCCACTCAGAAGGAAAAGCTCGCCTCACTTGCCGAAAGTGTTGAGTTTGAAAGTGAAAATTCTTATCGTGAAAAACTAGAGACCCTACGGGAATCATATTTCCCTGTAACTTATGTCTCTTCAATTGCACAGCCTGAAGTGCTCACTGAAGACACCGAATACGTTGCGAATGAGTCCTACTCAAACTCAATGAATCAGTATCTCAAAGCGGCTTCACTGCTTGCTAATAATTGATTTCAATATTAAATCAAACCCAAACTTTAAACTCTAAAAGGTAACGCAAATGTCCGAAATTAACGAACAACATCTGCAGGAAAAGTGGGCGCCTCTTCTGAACTTTGACGGCCTTGATCCCATCAAGGATGCTCATCGTCGGAAGGTAACCGCTATTCTGCTAGAGAACCAAGAAAAAGAACTCCGTGAGACCAATGCTTTCAATAATGGTCTCCTTATGGAAACTACCCTAGGCAACGCCCCTGGCGCTTCTGGTGGTTTCAGTGGCTCTGCCGCTGCTGGTGGTCCAGTAGCCGGTTTCGACCCAATCCTAATCAGCCTGATTCGTCGGGCCATGCCTAATCTGGTTGCTTATGATCTTGCTGGCGTACAGCCCCTGACTGGTCCTACTGGTCTTATCTTCGCCATGCGCTCTCGCTATAATAGCCAGACTGGTACTGAGACTTTCTACAATGAAGTTGATACTTCATTCTCTGGTCAAAACAGTGGTCGTAGCCTAACCGCCGGTATTAGCTCTGCTGCTTCTGGTCTAGGTACTACTGCTGGTCAGCAAGGCACCAACCCTGGTCTACTCAACCCAACCGGTTCCGCTGATCAGGCTGCTTATAACCTCGGTCAAGGTATGGTAACTGGTGACGCCGAAAACCTTGGTAACGGCGATAACAACCAGTTCAACGAAATGAGCTTCTCTATTGAGAAAGTTCTTGTTGAAGCAAAGAGCCGTGCGCTGCGTGCTGAGTACACCCTAGAGCTTGCCCAGGACCTCAAGGCCATTCACGGTCTTTCTGCAGAGGCCGAGCTGGCTAACATTCTGTCTACCGAAATTCTGGCCGAAATGAACCGCGAGGTTATTCGTACCATTTATAAGGTGGCCGAACAGGGTGCAGCCGTAAATACCGCAACTCCTGGTGTATTCGACCTTGATATCGACTCTAACGGTCGTTGGTCCGTTGAGAAGTTTAAGGGTCTTCTTTTCCAAATCGAGCGCGATGCAAACGCTATCGCCCAGCGTACTCGTCGCGGGAAGGGTAACGTAATCATGTGCTCCGCTGACGTAGCCTCTGCGCTAACCATGGCCGGTGTACTCGATTATACTCCCGCTCTTAATGCTAACCTGAACGTAGATGATACTGGCAATACTTTTGCTGGTGTTCTTATGGGTAAGTATCGCGTCTTTATCGATCCTTATTCTGCCAACGTTAATGCTACTCAGTATTATGTTGTTGGTTATAAAGGTTCTAATGCATTCGACTTCGGGCTGGCATATTGTCCATATATTCCACTCCAAATGGTTCGTGCTGTAGATCCTAAGACCTATCAGCCTTCCATCGGATTTAAGACTCGTTATGGTATGGTGGCAAACCCCTTTGCTGAAGGCGAAACCAAGGGTCTAGGTGCTCTTAAGATTAATAGCAACCGCTATTATCGTCGCGTAGCCATCAAAAATCTAAGCTGATACCTTAAATTTAATCCAAAAACGTGTTACAATAGGGCAGGCAACTGCCCTTTTTTTATAAATTACAAAATAAACTATGACAATCAATAAATTCTATACTTATGCATATCTACGTGAAGATAAAACTCCTTACTATATTGGTAAAGGAAAGGATAGAAGAGCATATAGAAAACACAAAAATGTTAAAGTGCCAAAAAATATAAATTTAATTATAATTTTAAAAAATAATTTAACTGAAAAAGAAGCATTTAAACATGAAGCCTACATGATTGCGATTTTAGGTAGAATAGATAATGGTACGGGAATTTTAGAAAATAAAACAAATGGGGGAGAAGGATGCCCTGGTTATATCTATACTGAAGAATACAGGAAAAAATTAAGTGAAAATATTAAAGGGGAAAATAATCCATTTTATGGGAGAAAACATACTGATGAGACTAAGCAAAAAATAAGAGAATTAAATATCGGAAAAAAACTTCTAGAAGAAACAAAAGAAAAAATAAAAAAATCAATGACTGGAGAAAATAATCCGAATTATGGTAAAAGGGGTAAAAAACATACAGAAGGGTGGAAAAAAAATCATAGTGATGCAATGAGTGGAGAAAAAAATCCATTTTATGGCCAAAAACACACCGAAGAAAATAAGAAAAAAATGAGTGAGAAAAAACGTGGTCCAAACCATCGTAGCGCAAAAAAATATATTCTTACTAATCCTGAAGGACTAGAATATGTTGTCATTGGAGAGTTAGAAATATTTTGCAAGAAAAATCAAATTTCCTATAGTACTATGAGATTAGCCGCACAAAAGAAACAAACAACTCCAAGAAGTAATGGTTGGAGTATTAGAGAATTAATTATTACTGAGCCCGTAACATAAACTCCCACAATCCCAGATTTTCTCATAACCCATCTCACGCGCCTTCTCATACTCGGTGCAATCATAAGCCCCAATAAACTTCTTCTGGAACCTCATGCGGTTATAACGCCTCAAACAACTACTATCAACATAAAAATAAGAAGGCCCATTAACCCTGATTAATTCAAACCCATTCTTCCCATAAACATCACCACACGATATGCGTCTATCAGCATAACTAACAACAGAGCCGCCATAAAAACCAATAAAAT